TTACACCCGCTAACCAATTTTCTAATTTCCTAGATGAAATTGCAGGAAGTTTAACCAGGAACGGGGTGCCTAACTATGGATATGTAGGTAGAACCATGAGAGCTTTAAGACAATCTCCATTTGGAAACTTCATTGCCTTTCCTTTAGAAATTATGAGAACAGGCAATAATATTTTTACAGAATCTATAGATGAAATCATAGCTGGTATAGGAAAAGGAAGTTTTGATAATCCTGAAATACCCGGACTTGTCCAAATTGGTCTCAAAAGATTATTTAGTTTTGGTGCAACCGTTGGCGGAGTTCCATATGCATTAGTACAAACATTCAAGGCTAAAAATGATGTAACCGATGACGAAATGAATGCTTTAAGAAGAATTGTCCCTGAATGGTCTAAAAATTCTACATTGATTCCTGTAGGAAGAAATAAAGACGGCTATTTAAAATATATCGACTTCAGTTATTCCAATGCTTACGATACTTTAATTAGACCTTTTAATGCAGTCATTAATTCTCTTGTAGCAGAAGGAGCTAAGAAAGAGCCTTTGATGAAAGCATTAGGACTAGGAATGACAGATGCTTTATCTGAAATTTTAAAACCTTATGCTACTGAATCTATTTATACTGAAGCTTTAATTGATTCTACCATCCGAAGAGGAATAGGTAGAGGAGGCAGAAGAGTATGGGACGAAGCTGATGACATTGGAGTTAAAATGTTAAAGGGAACTGTTCATGTTGCAAAATCTTTAAGTCCAGGTTCCATTTCTCAATTCAAAAGAATAGAACGAGCAGCCCGTGGAAAAGCAGATAAAAAATACGGAGAAATGTATGAGTTTAAAGATGAAATTATGGGACTAGCTGGAATGAGAACTATTCAAGCGAATCCTGAAAGATCAATGAAATATATGGTTACGCATTTTGGCTCAGGATTAAAAAGAGCTGACAATTTATTTATTAAAGACCTATTAAGAGGGGGCAGAGTTACACCTGAAAATATTATTGATCGATATAAATATTCTGAATCAAGAAGGTTTGCTGTTCTTAAAGAAATGTATCAAGATATTTTAGCTGCTAGAGAATTGGGAATGCCTGATTGGAAAATAGAAGATGAATTAAAGAAAAGAAAAGGTCTTCCTAGAGATGTAATTCAACAACTATTACTCGGGAGGTACACACCCAAAGAACCTACTAAATTCTTTGAAGATAGAATGCTTGATATTAATATAGATCTTAATAAAAAAGAAGGAGTAAGACTCCCTAATCCTTTTTATAAAGCATTACCTATTATTACTAGAATAATAGGAACTAATGCAGGTATAGATTTATTGGGAGAATATCCCGACCTTCCAGATACCCCTTCAATAACCCCATCTATGCTTACAAATGTCCTTTCAGCACCTAAACCAATTGGCGGAGGTGGAGGAGGACCGAATCCTGATCCTAATATCGTTGCAGCATCAGCCTTTAACCGGGGAACAGGGACCGACCAAAAGAGTCTTACTACAGGATTGACTTACGTAGAGGAATCTTTATTGAAGCCTTGGGAAAAAGCCCATAGAATACAACAGAACCAAAAACGAAGATGACCCCAAAAACTACAAGAGAACATATTATAAGTTTGCACGGCCACGTGACTGGATTGAAAAAGGATATTGCCTCTATTAAAACGAATCATTTGAAGCACATGAATAATGATATTAAGAACTTGGGTGGCAAGATAGACAAAATCTATTGGGTTCTATTAGCAACGGTGGGGGCTGTTGCTTTTCAATTAGTTAGTTTGTTGGTTCAAACTCTTTAATGCAGTTCCTATTCTAGATCTAGTCTTTTAGTACGGCGTCGTTCTGATTAATGTAAGTATGCATACATTGATTTTTATATAAATAAAATGTACCAACTTTTCTAAAAGTATTAATCATGGTTTTTCTATTTTTAAGGGAAAACCACTCAGAGGATGAAGTATTATATTTTTCATTATAGGTTGAATAGTGTCTAAAAAAATTATGGAGTGTCTTTTCAAGATTTAATCCATTTCTAGGAAAATATTCAAAGGTAGCAACATAATTTAAACCAAAAGGATTATCTGTCAAACCAGTAGATCTTTGTTCAATACTTCCCGAGGTTTTACCAATTTTATAGTGACCTGTGTGATATGGCCTTGCTTCTTCTGCTAAATATACTGTAACATGAGATCTGTACCCTATCATGTCGAAAACTTCTTTAAATTTACCAAGTGTTCTATGAACTCTGTGATATTTTCCTTTTCTTAAATCTTTCTGTAAATGTTCTTTAGTATTTTTAAGTAGATGATAAAATTCTTCCAATATATAACCGATGGCTAGTTTGTTGTCCTCAAATTTTCTTTCTTTTAACTCATCTATATATTTAACTACCAATGGATATTGATCCGGATTTTGTAATTCTGATCCTCTTGGACGAGCGCCCTTCTTTGCATAACCTGCTTCAACCGCACATTGTGTTTGATTTAAATCTTTTCTATTCACAATATTAAAAGCATAGGCTCTTTGCATTTTAGTTAATCTTTTTGGAAGTCCCATTATATCCAGTCTTTAAGTTCTTCACCCATGATCTGGGTGGCAATATCAACTTTCTTTCTAAGGGATTTAACAATCCTTTCATCAACGGTATCTTCACATATAATATCTATATAAGTCATGGGTCTTGTTTGACCAATCCGGTCAATACGGGCTTCTGATTGTTGTCTTTTTTCTAGATCATATCCATTGGAATAATAAATCATTGTAGATGCTGCTGTCAGGGTAATCCCATAACCCCCTGTTTGTGGAGTTCCTACAAAGAATCTTACCTTATCCTTCTCTTGAAACTTTTTAATGTTTTGTTGTCTCTCGTTTTGTGGAGTCAAACCAAAATAGTCAACACAACAGCCGTTTCCAAATTCTTTGATAAGAGCTTTAATAATTAAAGTAACATCTCTTTGCCAATGTGCCCAGATAACAACCTTACCTTCAACTTCATGAACAACACTTATTAATTCATCAAGACGATTATTTTTAATTTCCTGCGTAGTGCCATCATCAGCTTTAAAATGACCACAAGTTATTTGTTGTAGTCTCATTAATTGTGTCAAAACTGTGACCGTCGTCATACTTTTGCCATTAAGATATGCCAACGCCATTTGTTTCATTTGGTTGTAGGCCCTCAATTGATCAGGACTTAATTGAATAATCCGCTTCATAAAAGTTTTAGAGGGTAAATCCAGGCAGTCGTCTTTTAAAACTCTGTACGAAAAAGCCTTTAATTTCTCGCTTAATTCAGGAAGATTACGATAGCCAACTGGAATCTCAATTGATCGTCCTCCAAAATTCATTTTTCTCATTATGGCGTATCTTTGTCTAAAGGTATAAAAGGAACTATGTCCTAGGAGTTCCGGAACTAAAAACTCACATTGTGAGAATAAATCTAGCGGCGATTTTGTGACAGGAGAACCTGTCAAAATTCTACGATAACGAGAATGAATAGAAAGGTTGCATATATTCTTGCTTCTTTTAGCTTCTCTATTTTTAATAGTGGTACTTTCATCAACCACTAGCATTGTCCTGTGGGATGCTAAAAATTTAGCCGCAAACTCGACACCCTTAGAAGTCGAGAATGCCTCCACATTCATGCACAATATATGAAGTTTTTCATCTGTTTCAAAAAGGGTTCTTAATAATCTGTCTTGTTTTTTATTAATATTGGCTTGCCAAAGGACAAGCGTTGTTTCAATATGGTCGGGCAAATGGATAGGTATTTCCTGTTCATGCCAGTTTTTATATACGCCTTTAGGCGCTATAATTAATAGTCCATCTACCTTACCCTGGTCATATAGCATTGCCGCATTATCTAAAAGGACTTTGGATTTACCCGTACCCATTTCCATAAAGTAGGCGTAATACTCCCTTTCCCAAGATTTTTCCAACGCAGTCAATTGATGTGCGTAGGGCTTTGTCTTAAATTTATAGTTCATAATTTTTCTTCTTTCTTGTGTTGACTTCTTTTAGCATAATCTATATATCTCTGTCAATGAAAGAAAATACAGTTTATGTAATACAAGAAATACCTGGAACTAGGGAAGGGGCGCCTAGAATTAATATTATAGGT